AATAGAACATCAAGCACGTCTGCTACTGCATTAATTTTAAACGATAATGTAACAGGTACCCAAACTGATGGTGTTTATAAATCTATTAGATCATTGAGTAACTCTGGCAGTTCTGTAAGCGAAATTAGATTTATCGAAACAGACGGAACAAATAATAATACAGCAATAGCATTTGCAACAGCACCAACAGCCGGTGGTTTGACTGAAAGAATGAGAGTTCATCGAGACGGTAATGTTGGTATCGGAACGACAAGTCCTACCAAGCGTCTTGAGGTTAAAGGCACAACTACTGGTTCAGCTATTCGTGCAAGTGTTACTGACGGCCAAGGATCTTCGAGTTTTGGTTACGGTTTTTATATTGATAATACTCTACATGAGATAGCACAGATACTAGCAAATTATGTTTCTTCTGCCAGTTCCGGTTATGGTGGTCTTACATTTAATGTTGCGAATAATGGTTTATTCTCAGCAATGACTATAGATTATACTGGCAAAGTAGGTATAGGAACAACGAATCCAAGTTCAGCTCTCCATGTAACAGGTACTAATTCTTACGCAGGTGCGGGATTATTGTTAGGCAGTGCCGGTGTCGCCAGTGGTTATATTTGGACAACAGATAATCTATACATCAAACCAAACACATCTCAAAACACTGCCAGTGGTACATTGTATATTCAAAATTTTGCTGGCGACACTTCAATTTCATTGAATTCTACAGTAGCAAATGCGATGACATTGGATAGTAGTGGCAGACTCCTTGTTGGTACAACCAGCAACTTTGGCGGAGCAGGACAGTTCGCAATAAATCAAGGTGGCGGCAATGTGCCTAGTATCCACTTGATTGGTACGAACGACGTTGGTGGCGGTCAGCGTGAGGTTTCTGCTATTTTTTCTGGTATTACAAACGACACTGGGCCTGCTTACGGCAACTTGGCAAGAATTAGTGCCGGTAAAGAAAACGCAACTCAAGGAAATACTGCTGGTTACATGGCGTTGTCTACTATGCCTAATGGTGGGACATTATCCGAACGTGTGCGTATCACCAGTGCAGGCAATGTCGGAATTGGTACTACGAGTATTTCAACCTATCCAAAATTAGTAGTAGGTAATAGTGCTGTAGATATACACGTAGATTCGACCACTACAGCATCAGCCTTGATGAATGCTAACGCTACTAACAATATTCTAGCTCTTCGAGCACCGTTTAATGCCGATCCTGCAGCAACTAGTGGTCTAGATGCTAAATGGGGTATATGGTTTAGTGGTGGTCCGCCCAACGATACAACAAATTATCCTTACAACTCAACAAATGCTCGTACCACAAATTTAGGAAAATCTGCCGCTATCTATGCGATCTCCGAGGATACACTAGGATATAATAGGCAAGTCGGTCTTACTTTTTATACATCGGGCTTTGATGAAGGCATGTCAGAAAGGATGCGAATTACTAATACTGGCAACGTAGGTATTGGAACAAATAATCCTGCACAAAAATTACATGTTAAAACTGGTGGGACAGGCGCGATTGTTACGCTAGAAGGCACAACAGGACGTTATATCTACACAGGAATAGACGGATCAGGTCATTATATTGAGCAAGAGGGAACATCAGCAGGAGAACGTGTTCTAAGAATACAAAATTCAAATGGTAGTGGGGCATATACACAATTATTTTTTGACGGCGCAAATCAAAGAATTTATACAAGTAGTAATGTAAATTTTGGTATTGGGACTATAACTCCTAATAGAAAATTGACCATTTCGAGAGCTAGCGAGACTACATCTGAACAATTAGAGTTTAGGGTTGAAGGAGGAATTAGTACCGGAAATTATGATGGTATAGTTTGGACTCAAGGAAGCACTGGCACTACTACTTTAGGTAGTATAAGATTAAATTATAATTCTTCGGGTTCGCCCGATATGACATTTAATTTAAGAAATGATTCTGATGTTCTTTTCTTAAAAAATGGTGGCAACGTTGGTATTGGAACTACTACGCCTGCGGCAAAATTGCATGTTGTTGGAGCTTCAATTCTTTCTAACAATACAACCATTGACCCAGATTCATATACTAATGCCGTAGTATCTGGTAATATTGCCGATGGTTCGGGATGGGGAGTATCATCTGGTATAGGAGGAAATGCAGGTACAGGCGACTCTTGGGCTATTGGTCATAACGGAGAGGGACTTTATTTTGCAATGGGAAATGGTAGCGCCAATAATACTTTAGATTCTTATATGGTATTTGCAACCAATAGAAATGTGTCTCTTGTACCTAATAGTGGAAATGTTGGTGTTGGAACTACAAGTCCAGGTGCATATAAACTCTATGTGAACGGCGACACTTATGTGAACGGAACTTTAACTGAATCTTCCAGTATAACTATTAAAGAAAATATTAATCCTATTATTGGTGCACTAGAATCTATTTCTAAACTTACAGGAGTAATATATGATCGTAAGGATGGTTCTGCAAAACAGAGAGCAGGCCTCATAGCAGAAGAAGTAGAAAAAGTTCTACCCAATATTGTTAATAAAGATAATGATGCACCTACAGGTATACATTATACAAATCTTATTGCCTACTTGGTGGAATCTATAAAAGAATTAAAAGCTGAAATTGAAATTTTAAAACAAAGATAATTATGGCCAGTCTTCAATCATTAGCATTAGGTGGAAATCCTGTTACAGTTTCTGGAGGTATACTGCAACAAGGAGGAGGATGCACCCCTTGGATGCGATTGTATCATTGCGGCGACTGCCCATCAACTTCGGACTGTAATCCTACCTACTCTGGAGGCTATCTACACGTTAGAACACCTATACCCTGCGAAGGATATACTTCAATACGTAATGTACCTTTTATGTTTGAACTCATTGCATTTCATACTTACAGTGGTGAATATACATCAGATTTTAAAACTGTTATCAATATTGATGGCAGTGATAATTTAGAATATAATGTCCGAATAAATGCTGGATCTTATGGACTTTCATACGAACCTTATTTTTACAAATCTTCAAGTACCTATGGAGGTTATAAGAGATTGTGTATGAGTATACAAAAAGTCGGTTGCTGTTGTGTGGGGTGGTTATGGATGCGCTGGTGGGGAGATACCGCCGCCACAAATCTATGGAATAACTATGCATGGGGGCAGACCGGAGCAGGTAATAGAACTAACACTTATCCTTATTTTTAATATTATGGCAAATTTAGTATCTACATCAATAACAGGAAGCTTGACCGTGTCCGGGCAAATGCTAGGAGGCACAAACTCTGATCAAACTCCTTGGTACAAAATATCCTATACAGGATCTACAGATCTTTATATACATGTAAGGCTTCCGCTGCCTGCTGATACAACCTATCTTGGTTGGAATCCATCTATTTTAGAAGTTTATGGTTTCAACGGGTATAGCGGAGATAAAGTTCACGACTTTAAAGCATTGTTAAATGTTAATGGTTATGATAATGGCTGGTATGGCTCTCAAATTCCTATGAATGATGGATTTAATAGTTCACCTACAGTTTATAGATCATCTAGTACCTATGGAGGACAAACTAGAGTTTGTTTTAGTGTAAGGCAAGATCAAAATTCGGAACCAGGTCATCTTTTTATACGTTGGTGGAATAATCAAGGTGCATGGAATAGTTTTGCTTGGGCCTATACAACCAGCAATAGTGCAACAGGAGCATATTAATGGCCAACTTAGTTTCGTCTACTATCTCAGGTAATCTTACCGGAGCAAGTTATATTTTAGATAGCAACACAGACATGTCAGAGTGGTACAAATTAAATCATTGTATATGTCCAGGATCTGGTCCTTCAGACTGTCTAGGAACAGGTCTAGCCTATCTACATGTAAGAACTCCTTTACCTACTAAAATTGCCGACGGAATGGGATGGAATCCTTATATTATTGAAGTTGTAGGATATCACACATATAGTGCAGAATGTTTCCATGACTTTAAAGCTATTGTGAATACTAACGGTTATGACGATAATTTTTATGGTAGTCAGGTACGAATAAATAGAAGCGGAGCAGGTGGAGCAATGACTCCAGCATCCAATCCCTATGTGTATGAAAGTGCAACAACTTACGGAGGGAAAAAGAGATTATGTTTCGCAGTTAGGAAAATAAGTTGCTGCTGCACAGGATATATTTGGGTAAGATGGTGGACCAATGCAGTAAAACGAACGGATTATTCCTGGGGAACATTTCATTCAGACAGTCAAACTAGTTATTGGTAGGAGATATATGTGTATCAATATAGATGGGTAATTGAAAAAATTGAAGGATATCCTAATCATAATGGATTAGAGAATGTTTTAGGTCTTGTAGGTTGGGAATTAGAAATTCGAGACACTGCTGACCATTCTATTCATTATATTAGACAATCCACTAAATTAAATGTTTCTAATGTAAATCAAGACAATTTTATAGATTATCTAGAATTAGATGATCAACAGGTTTTATCTTGGGTTTGGGAAATTATTGGAAAAGAGGCAACAGAATTACAGGCCAAAAAAGAACTAGATGATTTAAGAACTCCTTCACCAGATCAATTAACATCATTAGGTATGCCTTGGAAAGGTTCTTGTTGTCCTGATGGTACAGGAATGCAACCAGAATAAGGAAAATTTAGTGTCAGTAAATTTAAGTTCACTGTTAGGTAGCAATTTTAGAGGAGATAGCGGATACTCTGGTATCAGTGGATATTCGAGTCAATCGGGATATAGCGGAATATCTGGGTATTCGGGTAGTGTAGGTCCTCAGGGTAGTTCTGGTTATTCGGGACAAATTGGCTCTAGTGGATATTCGGGATATTCTAGTTTTTCAGGTACCAGTGGTTATTCTGGTGATAGCGGTTATAGTGGTGAATCGGGTATATCAGGTTATAGTGGAGAATCGGGTTACTCAGGTTATAGCGGTGAATCAGGTTATAGCGGTGAATCAGGCTATTCGGGTATAAGTGGTTATAGCGGTGAATCAGGTTACTCAGGTATATCAGGCTATAGTGGTGAATCAGGTTACTCAGGTATATCAGGCTATAGTGGTGAATCAGGTTACTCAGGTATATCAGGCTATAGTGGTGAATCAGGTTACTCAGGTATATCAGGCTATAGCGGTGAATCGGGTTATAGCGGTGAATCAGGTTACTCAGGTATAAGTGGTTATTCAGGTTACTCAGGTATATCAGGCTATAGTGGTGAATCAGGTTATAGCGGTTATAGTGGTGAATCAGGCTATTCAGGTATAAGTGGTTATAGTGGTGAATCAGGCTATAGTGGTATATCAGGCTATAGTGGTATATCTGGTTATTCGGGTATAAGTGGTTATTCAGGTATATCAGGCTATAGTAGTGAATCAGGTTATTCAGGTATAAGTGGTTATTCTGGTAATAGCGGTTATAGTGGCATATCGGGTTATTCAGGTATAAGTGGTTTTAGTGGCTATTCAGGTATATCAGGTTATTCAGGTATAAGTGGTTTTAGCGGTTACTCGGGTATAAGTGGTTTTAGTGGATTTTTACAGAATCCCTACCCTAATGTTGTTGTACTGACTAATAATACTCAGGCAAGTTCCACTGTGTCGGGTGCATTACAAGTAAGTGGTGGTGTTGGCATAGGAGGCAATTTATATGTAGGCGGTGAAATTGTTGCTCAAAAACTAACCATTGAATTGACCACTGTGACCACAACACAGGTAATTACTGACGATGTAATCAAAACTGACAACACAACCGATTCTTCAAGTACAACTACAGGAGCATTAATTGTAGCAGGAGGTGTTGGAATAGGTAAACAGCTACGTGTTGGATCAAGTTCAACATTTGGCGGTAGTCTAATTCCTAATGCTGATGGAGTACACGATCTAGGAAGTCCTACTAATAGATGGGCTACATTATATGTTTCTTCAGGCACAATTGATATAGGTGGAACTACACTATCATCTACCGATGGAGTTTTCGAAACATCCCTAATAAGAGTAACCGGAGCTACATCTAGTACTTCTACTTCAACAGGAGCTTTGAGAATAGTCGGGGGATTAGGTGTAGGACAATCTGCCAATATCGGAGGCAATGCCACAGTATTGGGTAATGTCGGTATTGGTACAACAAGTCCTTCGACTCTTTTTAATATTCGTTCTTCATCTCCGACTATTGCAATTGATGATTCAGGCAACGGAACTTCAACCATTTCGTTCCGCCCATCTGCTGCTTCATATGCCGAGCGTGCAGGACTGTCAGTTAATTATTCAACTGCAGAACTTCGCCTGTCCGTTGGGGTGAGCGGTAATACTTATGTCCAAACATTTTATACAAATGGTAATGAACGTGCTCGTATTTCTGCAGCTGGGTATCTAGGGGTGAATAATACAAATCCAAGTAATCCTTTAACAGTCTCGAGCACAGGAAATAGTGTAGCACCTATAGGACTTGTAGATACGCAGGCTAGTGGAAGAACTTGGTATATTAATAATGGATATCCGAACGTAGGCAATTTTAGTTTGTATGATGGAACTGCTGCTGCTGTCAGATTTGTTATCAATACTTCTGGAAATGTAGGTATTGGAAAAACTGATCCTAGTTTTAAATTAGATGTTGATACCAGTATGCGAATATCAGCAGTCGATGGTAGCGGAGGTCTACAAATAGGAACTGCAACTCCTTCTGTTTATCATTATATTAATTTTGGTGGAGCAGTTGGAGGAACTGATGATGCCTGGCAAATAGGTCGTAGTCCCACCGGTGGAGTTGGGCCAACCAATGGATTTTATATCTATGATATTAAATCTTCAGCAACAAGATTTGTGATCAATACTTCTGGAAATGTAGGTATTGGAACTACATCACCTATTAATAACAGCGGCTACGGTGGCCTGTCACTAAATGGCACCAGTGGTGCTCTGTTCAGCATGATGACCAACGGAACAGAGTCTAGTCGTATTGCTAGCCTTGGAGATGAAACTTCGATTCAAAGTAAAGCCACTACTGGTTATATTAGTTTCGTTCAGGGAGTAAGTGGCGGTACTGAACGTATGCGTTTAGATGCCAATGGCAATCTTGGTATAGGAACTTCAAGTCCAGGAGTATTGCTTGATATTCAATCTAGTTCAGGTGCAGTTATACGTGCAAAAGCAACAGGTGATGCGACACAAGCAGCACTTATCCTTGATGGATATGCTACAACAGGAACTTATAGAGCTTCTAGATTAGATTTTAGACAAAATAATGTGGCAAAATGGAGTTTAATTTTAGACTATAATCAAAATGATACAAATAGTTTAACATTTGAACAAAGTGGATCTATTAAAGCAGTTTTAGATGCTTCGGCTAATTTTTCGTTGGACGGTGGTGGAACTTTTGTGGTTAATAATGCAAAAGCATACGCAACTAAAGATTCCGGTGGAACCTCACGTTGGGCTATGTACATGTCCGGAGGTGTGTCGCCTTCTTCTGGTGACATTCTATTTGTAGGTAATCCATTAAACAACGCTTTGGGATTCTTTACAAATAATACAGAACGTATGCGTATCGCCGGTGGCGGTGCTGTTGGCATTGGCACCACTGGTCCATTGTATGAAACCGATATAGCAGGCAGTACTGGATATGATCCTACATCCGACAATGCAACTGTACTAAGAGTTAGAAGTACAACTAGTAGATATCCTACTTTTCCTGGCGAAACATCGGCTATAGCAATTACAAAATCCGGAGAACCTTACGGTTGGAGATTACTCAGTCAATATGTTGCGGATACCTATGCTGGAGCCAATTTTCATATTCAGAATAGTTTAGACATTACACCAACCTGGGGTACAAAATTCTTTATTTCAAGTGCAGGTAATGTTGGCATTGGAGTCACTGACCCAGTGATAAAATTACAAGTACACGGACCAATGAATGTCCCTGCTTCTAACTTTAAATCTGTTGCATCATTTAACTCAACCGATTCTCAAGCAGCAAACACTGGTGCTGGAATAACGCTGGGCGGAGTTTACACAGGTGGCACAGTCACAACATTTGCTCAAATAGCAGGTGTAAAAGAAAATTCAACCGATAATAATTTTGCAGGAGTTTTAGCCTTATACACAAGACCCAATGGCGATACACTACAAGAACGTATGCGTATTACTTCTGTGGGCAATGTTGGTATTGGTACAACTTCACCATCAGATCGTCTTCAAATAGATGGTAGTGCTTCATCTTCTGTTGCATTTATAGGATTAAACACAACAAGTGCCAGTAACGCAATGCGAATTATGTTTCGCGAAAGCGGTACATCAAAAGGTCAAGTGACATGGTCTGTTGATAATTCCGCTCTTGAATTTTTAAATCAAGACGAGGGCGGATACACTGTATTTTATACAACTCCGACAGGTGGTTCTCTTACCGAACGTATGCGTATCACAGATGCAGGTAATGTTGGTGTTGGTACTGCATCACCCTTTGGTACAACCTCTAATCGAACTTGTTTCAGTGTTAATGGAACAAACGACGTTTCATTAAATGTAGGTAGTGATGGAGTTCAAAGAGCATATCTTTATGGATCTGCATCTGTTGGACAAGTTGGTACTATAGGTGCGCTTCCATTGGTATTTGCTCCTAATGATACTGAACGTATGCGTATCACTAGTGATGGAGATATAGGTATAGCAGCGACTTCACCAGAAGGTAAATTAGATGTTGTTTCTTCCGGTGTAAATGGTACCCAGCAATCAGATTGGAGCAGTGCTGGCATTTCATATAATAGTTATGGTGATGTAACTATTACCAGAAGACACGGTGCAACTAAAGATAGCACATATGGATATACTGGTCCCATAATTGATTTTAGAACAACTAATCAACTGAATGAATGGTCAGCGGCTCAAATTATGGCCACTGTAGATCCTCAAAGTGGAAACAATCATCAAGGTGGTTTGCTATTCCTAACAAGTTCTGGAGGTACTACAGATCCCACAGGTCGAAGAAATATGGGAGCTGCTCCTCAAGTTAGGATGATGATTGGTCACAGTGGCGATATCTATATGCCTGGAAAATTAGGCGTAGGTGTTAGCTCTCCAGCAACAGAATTAGAAGTAGCGAAAACATTAGGTTCCGATGGATGGGTAAGAACAGTTACCAGAGATGCAAATAAAGCTTCATTTATAGGTGTGTATAGATCAGGTAGTACATACAGTGCTGGAGTTTTTGCCCATAATGCAGGACTTAGCGCATGGGATGATTTATGGATAAATGCGCATAATGATGGTAGTGGTGGAGTAAGTGGAGGAACTAGTAATAAAGTTATTATAGCAGGTAATGTTGGCATTGGAACTGCATCGCCTTCGGAAAGATTGCATGTTTCTGGCGGCACAATAAGAATTGATGGCACTACAGACGGCATAAGAATATTTAAAGACGGAAGTAATTCGATTATTAGTCAATTGTATCTTGCAAATGCTGTAAACAATAGAGCATACAATTGGCAATTAAATGCTGATGGATCTGGTTTAGATTTGTGGACGTATGGTGGTTCAAGTTGGGAAAGAAAATATACGTTTTTAGCAACTGGTAATGTTGGTATAGGAACCGCTTCTCCAAATTCCAAACTTACAGTTAACGGAGTAACGAATGTAGGTCTAGGTGGAAAACTTTCTCTAATTGGTTTGGATATTAATAGCGGAGATACACCGACATACATTAAAATTACAACTACCATTCCATTTGCATCTGGTTCAGCTGATTTTACTGTTAACATTAAAGGATTTGTATATGGAGATGCAGCAGCTTGTGATCTAAACATCTGTTGGCATTATTATAATAGCACTTTCTATAACGCCACTGCTACTTCTAGTGGATCTTGGGCACCCACAATAAGATTGTCTGCTGAAAATGGATTCGTTGCGATCGTGCTATCTTCTCCTGCCTATTGGCCTAAAATATATGTGGAAAGCATGTACAGTAGTGCATATTCTGATCAATATTCCAGTGGTTGGTCATGGAGTGATGCTGATGCGAATGGATCTCCAATTGTAACAGTGGGTTATAAGTCTAATTTTGGTAATGGAATTGTTGGTAACTCTAATGGTTTAGGTATTGGTGTAAATCCTTCAGAAAAATTACATGTCAATGGTAATATTAAAGTTGCAACTGGAGGTGTGCTTTATGTAGAAAATCCAGCAGGAGGTAGATTAGGTTATTTAACAACTAATGCTACTGGAACATTACTATCAGCCCATAATGATGCTGGCGAACCTCTTTTATTAAGCGCCCCGGCAGCCTCGGCATATATGAGTTTCTCTACTGCAGGATCAGAACGTGCTCGTATCACCGGCAGTGGGGATGTTGGGATTGGGACAACTAATCCGGGATCAAAATTAGAGGTTCGATTTTCTAGCAACTCGTATGTATTAACAACAAATAGCGGAGACAATAACACCGGCATTCGCTTTTCGAATACTGGTAGAGATTATGGCATCTTCGTTGATGGTGGCTCTGGTTCAAGCAACCCACTTCGTTTCTATGACTTTACGGCCGCCGCCGAACGCGCCCGTATCACCAGCGGTGGGGATTTTGTAGTAGGCCCAGTTGGCGGCAACGGCAGTGGCGTAGTCAAGGCTTCGGACGCTGCTGGTACTAACCAGCCCGGCTCCAACCTGCTGCTGAAAGGTGGCGATGGTGGCGGCACGGGCAACAGTTATGTCGCAATCTTCACAGCCCCCGGAGGATCGTCTGGTTCTTCGCCGAGTGCTTCGGTGGAGCGCGTGCGCGTCACGCCTGCTGGCAACTTCCTATTTGGCACTACGTCCGACATCGCCGGGAACGGCGCTTATGGGGTCTTCGGCAATAGCAGTTCCGCCGGAGCCAACAAATGGGCCGCGTATTTCGGCACCAATTCTTCGAGTTCGGGGGCCGCGCCAAATTTTGGCTTGACCATCGGCTGGAACAAGTCTGGTGGTGGAGGCGAGACAAATATCGTTTATGGAACAGGCGTCGGGTCTACCCCGGCACTTGCTTTTGGGTCTTCGGATGGGACTACATACACCGAACGCGCCCGTATCACCAGCGGTGGGTACTTTAAGGCGAGTAATAGCGGGGCGTATCTAAACAGCACTGCTACCTATCATGAAATCAATCAAACGGCTAACGACAATATTCTGTTTATACGGTCTACCGATGCAAATTACTCTGTTGATGGTGTTCAATCCT